GGGCGGCGCCGCCCCCGGGGCGGCCCCCGCGGGAAAGGGCCCCGCCCTCCGCCCCCCCGGCCGGGCGCCTCGCCTGCAACTGCGTCAACGGGGGGTTGGGGTCGTTCGGCCGCTTCACTTCGATCTCGAAGTGCCTGCCGTTGATCGTGCCGTAGAGATCCGGGTCGCCGGCGACGCCCATTGCAGTGCCGTGGCGCTTGCGGACGACGATACCGGGGCGCTTCTTGAGCGTCGCCATAATCCGGGTGACGACCGCGCTCTCAAGGACAGCCATATGCCTCACGCGCGCACCTCCGGTTTCCGGAACACGGTGCAGTCACGCCCGCGGCCCTGCTTCACAATCTCCAGATCGCCGGCTTTCGCCATCGAGGAGAGCGCGATGGAGATACTCCCCTTGCGCTGCTTCTCGAATTCCGGGTGCCGCATCTTCGGGTTCGGCGGCATGTGCTCGACCGACTTCTGGAACACGTCGTGAACCGTGAACGGCTGGCCGGCAGGGATCGCGGTCACGTACTCGCGCACGCGCTGCATCCCGACGTAGTGCCGCTCGCCGGTGGCGCTGGCATTCGGCACCGCCGCGCCGTTCTGGACCGCGACGCCAACCACCAGATCCTTCATCAAATCCTGCGTGGCCGGATCATCGAGCAGGTTGTACATCTGCTCCAACTTCGCGATCTTCTGCTCCTCCACTTCGACCTGGTGGAGCAGCGCGTCGCGCTGCTCCTGCGTCTCCGCGATGCGCTCGAGAATGCCTTCAAGGACGTCCATCGGTGCCTCCGGCTTCCGGCATGTCCAAACCGGCGATCTTGGCGCAGTACCCACGAATTGCCAGCAGCTGCTGCGCCCACATCTGCGGCGTAAGAGGGATCCACTTCCCTTCCGGTTCCGGGTTCACCTTCCGGACGTGAAACATGCTGATGTCCCTGTAGGCCGGGTCCACCGGATTCGGGGCGTCCGCGATGCTGTAGAGCACGACGTACGCGGGGATCCCGGCCTGTTTTGCGAGCGTCTTCGTGATCGTCGATGCCTTTCGAAACGCTCCGGTGAACCGGGCAAACTCCACCAGCGCAAGCGGCAGCTTCCTGCCGTCGTCGTACTCGATGAAGATCGCCGCATCGAGGTCAATCTGCGACGCCTGCGCCGCGAGGTTCATCGGGATGAAGCGCGCGATGGAGTCGGGCCGATGCCAGCGAGAGTAAGTAAGGTCGCGGGTGCCAAGCCGTTCATCGAGCGACATTATTCGACCCTCCAGACCACCAGCTCGCGCGACAGCACCAGGACCTTGCGGTTCTCCTTCGCCCACTCGACCATCTGCGGCGTGCACTGCTGGCTTTCATACGGGCACTGCACGCGGAGATCGATCGGCAGCGTCACCAGCCGAATCATGTCGGCTACGTGATCCGTGTACTGCTTTTCCGGCGCGTTCCACTGCGTCGGCTGCATCAGCAGCGCGATCATCGCACCGGGTTTCAGCTTCTTTGCAAAGCCGTTGATGATGCCGGCGAGCTTCGCCGTGAATTCATCGAGCGGCATGTTGGCGAGATCGGCAGGATCCTGGCTGTACCGTCCTTCGGCCTGTTTCCAGTACGGAGGATCGAGATAGACGAGCTTCACATCCGCCCACCGGGGGATCGCCGGCATACCGGCCGTCAGGTCATGCTCGCGGATTTCGTGGGCGCGCTCGACCACCGGCTTGCGGTCGCCGACCCAATACCGGCGAAACCGCCTCTTGCAAACGTCGATGGTGGAGCCGCATCCTGCAAACGGATCGATCACCACATCGAACGGCTTGGTATAGAGATACAGAAGGTTATCCACCAGCGCCGGCTCGCTGTTGCCGAAGTGCTTCACCCCGGGTGTTCTTTCCTGCCACTTCCACACGTTGTAGAGAGGCGGGACGAAATCGGTCGCGTGGTCCGCAGCGGCTTTCTTCGTTTGGTTTTCGAGAACCGATTGAAGAAACCCGCCGTCGCCGACCAGCCGGCCCACAGTTCCGATGGGGCAGTCCGCGGACTTCGCAATCTCGTCCTGCGTGCAGCACGCCATCCACATCTCGAAGATCTTCCGGTCGCGGCGATCCTTTTGCTCCTTCACCGTGCGGGCCAGCCAATCGGAAACTTTCTTCTTGCCGACCGAGAGTGTAGCGGCGATCTCGCCGTACGAGCAGCCATAGGCATACATCGCCTTCGCCGTTTCCTCTTTGTCCGCATCGGTCAGCTGCCAGCCGTGCTCGCTGTTCAGCTTCGCGGCCAACCGCAACTGTTCGTGGGCGGCCGTGACCGGATACACGAAGACCTGGACCTCCCGGTCCTCGCCGTCGTACTTCTTCTTGTAGCCAAGCCAGCGATGCTTACCGTCGAGAAGCTTCATGTCCGTGGCCACGGAGATGAAGTTCTTTTTCGCCTCGATCTCATCCAGGCACTCGGCGTATCGCTGAACCAATGCCGGATCGTGCTCATGGCGAGGGTAGACAACCTCGTCGAACACGATGTCCGACAGTTTCACCGTCCGGAGTTCAGGGGTCATACGTTCTTTCCGCTGATTGGCGGGCGGCGGGTTGACGTCCGCTCTTTTGAAGGGGCGCCTCCCGGCCACGCACCCTCCCGCCGCGCCTCTACTTGCGAGCCTTCTTCCCGGCGCGCCGCCCAGCGGTCTTCTTCGCCGCCTGCGCCGGCGCGTCCGTCTGCTCCTTCTCCTGAATCGCGTCCAACTGCTCGCGCGCCATCGCGGCGACGCCCGCAATGGTGCCGTGCAGCCGGATGAACATCGCCGTCTCGCGCAGGCAGATCATGTACATCGCCACGCCGTCCGGAACGTTCTCCTCGCCGGCGCCAGCCATGGCGCCTTCGAGCACGTCCGCGATCGAATCGAGCCCGGTCACGAAGCCAGGCCCGACCTTGAGCGGGACGTTGTGCGCCGCGCACCACGCAGCCGCCTCGCACATCTGCCGATTCCAGTCGGATTCGGCGCACTGCGCGTTTCTTTCTTCGTTCGCCATGTGATTCTCCTGACGGCGGGGCCGGAATCTTCCAGCCCCGCCCGTGAACTACGCCCCGAGCAGTCCGGACAACACCGGGACGCCCGTGCCCTCCGCGACCGCCGAGCGAATCTCCTTGAGCGCGTGCTCGATGTACTTCTGCGGCCGCACCATCTCGTACCAGAACGTGACCTTGCCCTCCTGCAACCGCCACCGGAAGCGCGCGTCGATGCGGTACGCCGGGCCGTTCAGGTGGATGGGGATGCCAAGGACGAACTTCTCCGGGATTTCGATCGTGCCCTTCTGCGCCGTTCCGCGGACCACCTCGTCGTATTGAAATTGGATCTGCCCGTTCTGGAGGCGCACGCCGGAGGAGAACTCGACGGATTTCTTGGCCTCGAACGTGAGCGCAACGTTCAGCAGGTCCGCGCTATTCGGCTCGACGATATCCGGAAGGTTCTCTTCCACGAACCGCGCGAAATCGACTTGCGTCATCTGGCGCCGGTTCGCGCTCAGCCACGTGGCAAACTCCACCGAACGCTGCGGCTGATAGCGCGCCACGTGATCGCACCAGGCCGGCGTCTCGGCTTCGTGATAGTCGATGACCGCGTGGAACTCCTCGTCGGTCGCGTTGAAGAACACCCGCGAGGCGCGGGTCTTGAAGTGCTTCACATACTCGACGAACGACTCCGTATCCTGGAGCCTCACATCCTGCGCGATGCGCCGCGGCCGGACCATGTACTCGTCGAGCGAAACGATCTCGTAGCCCTTGGGCACAACGGTGTAAGTGCCGGTACCCGGATCGAGGCCCGGCGTGCGGGGATCGGCCATCGCCGCCCCCGCGTTGATTGCAGCCTGGACGTCTCCGGCGACGCCAGCATCATTCGGACCGATGGCCATCTTAGATGACCTCCTTCAGTTCGCCCTTCTCGGGCATATCGATCACACGCAGCGGGAGCACCTGCTGCTTGGGATCGTTGCGGACCAGCCGGTTGTCTTCGGTCGCGAAGAAGATCGTCGCGCCGTGCTCCGATTCCGGCAGTTTGGTTTTCACGCTCGCCTCGACGGTCAGCACGTCGGTCGAGTTCTTCATCGCCGGCGCGACCTTGATCGCGAGCGTGACGGTGCCGCTCTTTCCGACAGCGCGGACGGTGGCCACCACCTTCTGGAGCGCGTCGCCCAGTTCGGCGACCGTCGCTCCGTTGTTGATTTGCAGGATGGTTTCGGGAAACACCTGCCCTCCTTACTCCGCGGCGCTGGCGTCCGCCTCAACCGCAGGCGAGACGCGGTCAGAGATCGACATGGCAAGCGCGCGGAACTCCGCGGCGCGCGCCGCCTCCTGCTCGTTCAGCCGGCGCACGAACTTGAACACCGCCTTGCCGTAAATTTTTCCCTGCGCGTTCTGCGCCTTCTCGAGTTCGATCCGGATGATCGCCTGATAGTGCTGGATGCCCTGCGTCGTGAGCTTTAGCAGAAACTGCCGAATCGCCTTGAGGCTGGTGGGCGGAAGCGAGACAACCTCGAGGAACATCGACGTGCCGCGCAGCATGAAAAGCTGCTTCGACTGCTTACACGCCTGGCCGTTGGTACCGTCCTGCACCGAGCCGAACTGCGCCATCGGACACGTGGCGCACGTACCGCCCAGCTTCGGATCGTTGCTCTTGCCGCTAATGCCGTCGAGGGACGAGCACAGCGGCGGCTGGTTGCCGCCTTCCTTGGTGGGAAAGTACGAGCGGGTGTCGCGGGCGAGCACGACCACGCCTTCGATGATCGGCGTCGTCTCATCGCCTTCGAGCGTGGGGATCAACCAGAGCGCAGCACCGGACATAGTCTTGATGCGCGGGAGATCGAACTCCGTGATGCTGCCAGAGGCGATGTTGACAGCGAACGCGTCGCGCACCGCCTGTGCTTCTTCTTCCGACAGAGTAAGTGCGCGCGGCGGCGCACCGGCTTTCATAAGCTCCTGAGACATAGTTCTCCTTTAGGCTTTCCGACTGCTGAGCTTGTGGCCGAGGTACACGTTGAGCGCCGAGCCCAGCGGCTCGGGTAGCGCGGCGCGGATTTCCTCCACGTCCGCGACGCGCCCCTCGTCCTGCGCGCGCGAAATGACCTCCGCGGCGATTTCCTTCACGAACGCTCGCAACTGCGAGTCGTTGTAATTCTGGGGAATGTATTGATCGAGGCCCGCTGCGCGCAGAGCCTCGACCACCGCCCAGCGATCCGCGGCCGGACTGGCCTCGACGTTCGGGACCAGCTTCAACTTCCGGCCCTCCGCGCTGACTTCATCGAAGCCGGCGTTCACCATCTCGTTGACGACGGTGCGTTCCATCGTTTTGAGATCGTGCTCGACCTGCTTCAATTCGGCGGCAAGGTCCGCCTTGCGCTTTTCGAGGCGCACGTATTTCACGATGCTTTTGTTATCCATGGCTAGTTCCTGGCTGCATCCTCCACGCGGGTGCCTCGCCGCCGCATTGTGCGGTTCTTAATGCACGCGCGGCAGTGTCGCCTTCCGTTGTGGCGATAGGTGTTCTGCTCGCTGTATTCATGCCCATGCGGGCAGTGCGTCTTTCTCGATTGGGCATTTCCTCGAATTCCGAACCGCCGCACTCGGTAGTCGTGGTCGCGCAGCTTCTTGCACTCGCGACACTCCCGGTTTCCATTGACGGTGATGGTGGCCTCGGGCGTGAACTCGTGCCCGGCCTGGCAATGCGTCTTGCGCGCCAGCAGCGCGGGTGGCGACTGGCCACGCAGGATGTTCTCGCGATGCGAGACAGCTTCCAAGTGGTACGGATTACAGCACGCACGATTCCTGCACAGATGGTCCAACTCCGTGTGCCAAGGTATCGCCCCGCGGATGCGTTCGTACACGATACGGTGGATCAAAACGACGTGGCCGTTCATGTTCGCCTCGCCGTATCCGGCCGCTGTTCTCGCGCCCATCCACGTCCAGCACCCGTTTCCGTTCACCTCGATGCGATCCAGAATGTCCGAGATATGATTCATGACCGGATCTCCGCGAGAATGGCGTTGATGACTTCTGCACGCTTTTCAAGGGCGTGTTGGATCTTCAGGTCCACGGTGTTACGCGCGAGTAAGTGAATGTAAGTGACCGGCCTGCTTTGCCCAGGCCGATGGACCCGTGCGAGCGCTTGGTCGTACTCGGCCAACGAGAAGGAAAGGGAGTAAAAGAGGGCAGTAGCGAGCGCGCGTTAAGTCCACGCCGACGCCGCCCGCGCTGATCTGAACCGCGAGCACCTGCGCCTCACCGTCCTGCCAGCGGCGAAGGTCGTCGCGCCGGCCGGAGAGCTCCATGCTCGAATAGCCGTTCGCTTCGCACGCCTGGTGCACGGCGTCGAGATCCGCGTGGAAGCGGCCGAAGACGACGACCGGCTCTTCCCTCCCGATGTCTTCCAGGGTGTCGGCCAGGAGCTTCTGTTTGCTCGAATCAATGCGCCGCGTGGTGCCGTCGTCGGTCGGCACGCAGCCACCCGTTATCTGTTGCAGCCGGAGGAGCTTAACGAGCGCGTTTGCGACGGTCACCGTGCCGTCGATTACGCGGGCGACAAAGTCCGTGTCAATGTCGACGTACACCCTCCGCGCCTCCGGCGTGAGGTCGCAGTAGTAGGTGACGTGCGTGGCGGGCGGCAGATCGAGCACGTCGGAGCCGACGCGGAAGGTGATCCGGCTCATCAGCGCTTCGAGCGTGTCGAGGTTCTGGTAGCCGGTGATCTGCTTCCTACGCCGCCTCCACCCGGCTCATACCAGTGATCTTCGGCGTCGAGCAGATGAAGACCTTGCGGCGCGCGAACGTCCTGGTCCGGGCCATGGCCAGGTTGATCGGGTCGCCCTCGCCCTCGACGTCGCCCGGATAGGCATCCACCTCGTCGAGGAACAAATACCGCGCCGCCATCGACCGGAGGCCAACCGCGCTGTTGGCGCCCGTCATCACCAGCACGCCGCCAGCAAACTCCTTCGACAGGACCGTGTTACCCGAGTCGCGAGCCCGCGGCGATTGTACGATGGCGCGCAGCACATCCGATTCCTCGATCAGCGGGTCAATGCGCTGCTTCGAGTTCCGCTTGGCCATCTCGACGGTCGGCTGCACCGCCATCATCGGACCGGGCGCCTGGTGAATCACATAGCCGATCCAGTTGTTCCCGCACTCCGTCCCGCCGATCTGCGCGCCCTTCATGAACACGACCCGCTCGATCATCGAGGACGGCGAGAGGCAGTCCATGATCTCGCGCAGGTAAGGAGTGCGCTCGGTGCGCCATTGGCCATGCTCCGCGCTCGCGCGTTGCGACAGGAACCGATACTTGTCGGCCCACTGGGAGATCGTCAGCAGCGGATCCGGCCGCGCGCCCGCGCGAGCCGCCGCGCCGTAGAGCTCGTCAGCGGTCGGAATCTGCAAAGTCATTCAGCGCTTTCCGAATTTCGTCGGTGAGGATGCGATGCACCCGCGCCTCCTCCGATTCGGCTGCGACCATCGCGGACACCCGGTCGGGGATTCCGAGCATCCCGTCGCGGAACTGCCGAAATAGGTTGAAGGCGGCAACCTTGATCGAGTCGGAATCAACCAGCTTCCCGGTCTTCTCCTCGAACTCCAACTTCGCCAGCCGCGCCTGGTAGTGCTCGCGCACGGCTCGCGCCTTCGTGTACTGGCTCGCGCCGAACGAGTCGCCATCGCCGTCATCCTCGCCCCTGCGCCGGTTGCCGGTCACCATCGGCGGGCGCGCGACCGTGTTCTCTTCCCACTCGCGGTCGGCCACGTCAGAGTCGATGCGGCCATCCGGCAGAGTGGAGATGCGATTTCGTTTGATCGCAGTCTGGACCGAAAACCGATCCACCCCGCGATGGCGCGCGTACGCGCTCACGGTCATGATCGCCATTGATTAACGTTCCAATAACTTCAATTTCGAGCTTGCTTTTCGGGCAGAGCCGAGTGATGAATCGTCATGCGCGGACGACAAGCCGCCAGAAAGGAAAACAGACCAGACCATGACGACCAACGAGATCAGCACCACGGAGACGGCGGAAATCGCCGCCGTCGCGGAACAGGGCGCGCAGGCTGCGCCGGAGACGACCAGCACGAGCAAGAAGGCCAGCCCGAAGAAGGGCGCGCCCAAAGCCAAGAAAACGGCCAAGGGTGCCGCGAAGCCCGCGGGCAAGAAAGAAGCGAAGCCCGCCGCGAAGAAGGCAGCCAAGCCCGCCAGCAAAAAGGCGTCCAAACCCGCCGACAAGTCCATACCGCGCGAGTTCTCGAAGAAGGCGATCGTCCTTGACCTCCTGCGCCGCAAGGAAGGCGCCACGATGGCCGAGATCGCGAAGGCGACCGGCTGGCAGAACCATTATGCCGACGTCCGGATTATGCCGACCTGTGTCGGCCACCTGGCCTTTGGGGCGGGGATCGCTGCGATGGAGTCGGCATAATCAGAGAGCCTCCAGGAAGGCGAGCGGTTTGTCGGTCGGTCGGAAACGGCCGGGTTTTGTCTCTATCGGAGCTGTCTTGTCCAGAGCGCGTTCCTTAATCTCCAGATCCGCATGCAGGTAGATTTGGGTCGTCTCGATCTGTTCGTGGCCGAGCCAGAGTGCGATCACAGAGGTGTCGATGCCGGCGCGGAGCAATCTCATAGCGGCTGAATGCCGCAATACATGCATGGTCACCGATTTTTGTGCCAGCGACGGACAAACGCCGGTGGCTTTCCCGACGTATTTGGCAAGCCTGTGCTCCAGAGCGTCCCGGCTGAGTCTTCTTCCCGTCTGAGTGGTGAACAGCGGGGCTTCTGGCTGACCGGCCCGTTCGGCCAGCCAGGAACGCAGGACGGCGACTGTGCCCGAGGTGAGCGGCGTGATCCGTTGCTTTCGTCCCTTCCCGTTGCAACTCACATGCGCGCCGGTTCCGAGATGGACATCGGCGCAACTCAGGCCGGTCAGTTCAGACGCCCGAAGACCGGTCTGGACAGCGAGGCTGAACAGTGCGGTGTCGCGCCGCCCGGCCCACTTCGACCGATCGGGCGCGGCGAGCAAGGCGTTGATTTCCTCCTCGGTCAGGAAGGTCACGAGCCGTCGCTCGAAGCGCTTTGGTGGAATGGCAAGAACGCGCTCGATGGCAGAAGCATGCTCTGGATGCCGAAGCGCCGCGTATCGAAACAGGGAACGGATGGCAGCAAGCCGCGCATTGCGGGTGCGCACGCTGTTCTTTCTTTGCTGTTCCAAGTCGTTGAGGAAGGCGCCTACCAGCGAAGCATCCAGATCGTCGATATCCAGCTTGCTTGGGGCATTGCCTTTTCTGTCTGAAGCGAAGACCAGCAATAGCCGCAGGGTATCCCGATATGCACAGAGCGTGTTCGGGCTGACCTGACGCTGACGGACGAGGCGATCAGTGAAGAACGCCTGCAAAGTCGTGGCAAGTGCGGTCATGCGTCACCTCCAAGGTGGCGCTCAAGCCGATCGCCAGCCAACCCCAGCAATTCCGGTGCGGCCGAAAGATACCAGTAGGTGTTGGCGGGGTCAACATGACCGAGATAGGTTGACAAGATCGCCATGCGGGTCCCGGGTTCGCCTGCCTTGTAGCCATCAATGATGGTATTGACGGCGAAGCCATGCCGGAGATCATGGATCCTCGGCCTGCATGCGGCCGAACGTGGTGAGATACCGCAATGGCGCAGCAGTTTCTGGAATGTCGGCATCACGTTGTTGTAGCGCAGTCGCCTGCCTTTAGAAGACGACAGCAATGCCGACGCGCCCGCCTGACGTGGGCGATCATCGCGGCGCAAGTAGTCCTGCAGGGCCGTGACCACGGTCGGGTGCAACGGCAATTCGCGGAACTTGCCGAATTTGCCGTTGCGGATCGTGAGCAGGCCGTTGATCGCGTCGAAGTCATCGCGGTCGAGGCCGATCGCCTCGCCGACACGCATTCCGGTTGCCGCCAGCACGCCAATCAGTGTCCGATACGTTGCCTGCAAGTGGGACCCGCGCACGATCGCTGTCGCCGACATCAGGTTCGAGATTTCGTGTGGCGAGTAGAGGTACGGTGTTGCTCTGCGCGATCGACCTGGCAGGATACCCATTGGCGGCACCTGGGTGGCAGGGTCGAGCCCATGGAGGTGTCGGGCGAAAATCCGAACTTCGGCAAGTCGCCTGGAAGTCCAGCTTGCGTCGGCGCCTGCGGGGAGAGTTGCCCAAGCCAGAGCCGTTTCGGTTGTCAGAGATTTTTCGCCGCGATCTTCGACGAAGGAAACGAACTGACCGAGAAGCCTCTCTGTTTTGTCAAGCTTGTAACCAAGGGCGCGGCGCATGGCCAGATACTCTGTGAGAGCTCGACGAATGGCGCTCATTGGACGTCTCCCGGCCATGGGCGCGCAATCGTGCGCAAGCCGTTACGGTCGACCTTCGCATAGATCGCGGTTGTCTCGGTACGAACGTGACGCAAGAGTTGACCGATTTCCGGTAGTGACGCACCGGTACGCAAAAGTTGCATAGCTGCGGTATGGCGCAGGCGATGCGCGTGGACGCGCCCGAGATTGGCCCGCCGTGCAGCATCCGCCACGATCGTGCTCACGCGAGTCGGGGTGAGATGGTGATAGGGAGCGACGCACCTTACGAATACGGCCCGGCCCAGTGCGTTCGCGGGGCGGGCATGCTCCAGGTATTCGACCAGCCTGAGGCCGACGTCCTGCGGCAAGGGAACGCGTTCTATACAGTTTCCCTTGCCGCGCACCACGATCGTGCCCGCTCGCCAGTCGATATCGTCCAACATGAGCTTTGCGACCTCGCCGCGTCGAAGTCCCAGCCGGACCAACAGGGTCAGAATGGCAAGGTCCCGACAGCCGACGGGGGTATTCGCATGGCATGACGCAAGTAGGCGCTGAACCTGATCGGGCTCAAGTCCCTTGGGCAAACCCACCAATCGGCGACGGGCAACCGATGGCACGGCGCAGACGAGCGATCTTTCCGTGATGCCTTCAAGATGAAGAAAGCCGAGGAACGACCGAAGCGCTGTGACTGTCAACCTCGCCATGCCGCTGGTTTGGCGAGGGCACCGCGCCACCACAAACGAGATGATATCGGCCGGGCGCAGGTTACCAAGCTCCAGGGCAAGGCCATCTGCAGAAGTTCTGCTATCCAGAAATGGGCGCAGACGATTTACATACCCCTCGACCGTAGTGGCTATCAAGGAACGCTCCGTGGTCAAAAAGCGCCGGTACCGGTCCAGAATTACGCTTGCAGGGCCTTCGCCCACAGGCGCCTCAAGGGGAGGAGCTAGCTTCAGTCGATGGAGATAATCAAGGATCGGACGCAGGGTCATGTGCGTCTTGTGTCTAGCGAAGCCTGCGGATCTGCGGTCGCGTAAGAAACGATCCGCCAGTTCGAATGACAGGTCACCCGTGGTCAATTCCTGAGCTTGCAGCCAATCGCTCAGATCGGCAAACAGCCTCTTCTTTCTGTGAACGGTACTTGGTGGGTATCCTTGCTGCAGCAGTTCGCCTTCAAAGTCCTGTAAAAGAACATCGCGTGAGCATACAGCCGGTGCTTCGATGTGTTTGACCAAAATGAAACCTCCTCTTCTAGATTTGAAAGAGGAGACCGTACCATGTGGTCAAACGTCACTGATTATGCCGACTCCATCGTGGCGACTCCCGCCACACAGGCGGGGTTGCCAGCACAGGTCGGCATAATCCGGACGTCGGCATAATGTGCCTTATGCCGACATCGGCATAAACTGCACAGCATCCGGGGCTTCATTTCCGGCCAACTGACCAAGAAGATGGGGCTGACGATCGAGAGCACGCGGAACGACGCGGGCGCCAGGACGTACCGGATCGCGAAGTAAGCACTCAGCAGCACGCCGCCACCAGCCGCCCGGAAACGGGCGGCTTTTTTCATGCTGCGGTGCGCCCGCGCGGAGGCTCCGTCCGGCCACGCGGCATGTCGTCCATGTGCAGGGTGGCAGCCGGCCCCGGAGGGACCAGCACCGGCCCTTTCGCGGCTGCTGCCTTGTTCGTCAAATGTCCCAAGACCGCGATTACGACGCCAGTCGTGACGTTGCCCACAGCTCCCTGCGCGGCGTAGAGCGCGCCGGCAATCGCACCGAGCACGGTCGTCTTGCCGTCCGCGTTCTCCTTCGTCGCCAGCACGCCGATGATCGCCACGAGCACGCAGGACGCCACATGCGCGATCTGAACCGGGTCGCCCGCGATGAGAGCCTGCATGTCGAGGCCCTTGTAAGCCAGGACCGCGGCCGCGATGATGCCGGTGATGCTGGTCTGCGTATCCTTGCTCGTCGCGAGTGACCGCAACATCGAAGTAGCTGCACTCGCCGCAATTTTCCGTTTCAATCCGTCGAGCACGTCAGTTTTCCCCGAGCCTGTACGTCACCGCGAAGAACAACGCCGGCTGCGCGTCCACGATGGTCGATTTCATCTCGCGTGCGCCGGCGAGCACGCCCAGGCTCTTGACCCACTTGGACAGATCGAACATCGCGAAGCCGCCGCCCGAGATCACCGTGCCCACGTTATCGGCCCCCATCGCGACGCCCGCAGTCCCGAGCGCGTATACCGAGAGCAATCCCTGCTTCAGCACCAGATGCGCCGCGCCGGGCTCCACGGTCGTGGGCTTCCCGTTCGTGAACGTCGCCAAGGTGTAAGCGAGGGTCTTCCCGTCATCCGTGAGCGGGTGCAGGTACGCCGCGCCGCCGATCACCTGCGGGCTCGCGGTGGAGTTAAAGCCCGCGCCCAAAGCAACGTAGGACGGCTGGGCCGGCGCGGTCTGGCCGGCCGCGAGCGTGGCGGCCAGCCACACAAAGGTCAGCAAGTTGAAAAGCGTCTTCATTGGGATTCGTTTCTCCTGCTACTGGCTCACGGGATGAGCGACCTCGTCGAAATTCCGGGTGCTATGCATCACGAATTTCCAAACAGCAATCCCTGACCTCCGAAACTCGTTGGAATCGGCTCTGTCCTCGAAGCGAGGACCGGCTGTTTTCCCGTGAATGCCCAAATCGCGGATTCGATTGGAAACTGATCGATGGTTCGAGTTCGCTCAGTTCGTGCTGAGGGACAGTGTCCGGGCGGCCGCAAGTGAATGGTTTGAAGAATTCGTTTTTCGAATGGCAGATACGCGATGACCCTGATATCGAGAGCGACTAGCGCGATGATGTCGAACTCGGCGTTGGCATATTGACGCCGGCCTCGCTTACCGGCTCTCCGCACCTGAAACAAATAGCCGGTGCCAACGGCTCCCCGGGTCGGCACTTTCTTTGCACAGCGGGTTGCCTTCACCTGAATGCGATACAGCTTGCCTTCGTGGTCGAGCACTACATCGTACGGCAGCCCTTGTTCGGTGAGGTACGCACGGTATCCGGAGAGGATCAAATCAGCAACGACCAGATGTTCGGCCGCTTTCCCGATTTCCAGATCAGGAATTGCATCCGCCATCACCTACATCCACCCGTTCGAGCCGCTTCCAGTTCATGAAAAGACTCGCCATTAGACTGGAGGACGCCGACTTCGCCCGTGAATTCCTGCCAGCGCCGCACGATCAAGTCGCAGTAACCGGGATTGATCTCCAGGCCGTAACAAGTGCGCCCGACAGTCTCGGCAGCGATGATGCTGGTGCCACTTCCCAGGAACGGGTCATAGACGATCTCGCCGGCAACCGAGTTGTTCAGCATCGGGCGCCGCATGCACTCAACCGGCTTCTGCGTGCCGTGACCGTAACCTTGGTCTTCGCGGGCGTTGATCTTCCAGACCGTGCTCTGCGAGCGGTCGCCGTTCCAGTGCGCGTTATTCCGGACCGCGTACCAGCACGGCTCGTGCTGCCAGTGGTAGTTCCCGCGGCTCAGCGCAAAGCGTTCCTTGGCCCAGATGATTTGGCTGCGGATCTCGAAGCCACACGCCTCGATCGACTGCTGCACCGTCGCCGCGTGTCTGCCCGCGTGCCAAACGTACATCACATCGCCGGGGAACAGCGCCCATGCTTCACGCCAGTCGGCGCGGTCATCGTTGGCGACTTTTCCGAGCTTGGCCTGGTTGTGATTCACGCCGGCTTCGCGGCGCCAGCCGGGATCGTACTCGACCCCGTACGGCGGGTCGGTTGCCATCAGGACCGGGATTGTGCCGCTCAGCAGCCGCTCCACATCTCCCCTGCTCGTTGCATCGCCACACAGAACGCGATGCTCGCCGAGGATCCAGATGTCGCCGGGCTTCGTTACCGCCTCGGCCGGTTCCTCTGGGACCGCATCCTCGTCAGTAAGCCCGTCGCGCCGGCGTTCCGGGTCCTGGAGCAGTTCTTCGAGCTCGTCCTGACTGAAACCGACTACATCGATGTTGAAGGCGTCCTCTTTCAGCGACTCCAACTCGACGCGCAGCATCTCCTCGTCCCACCCAGCACTGAGAGCCAGCCGGTTATCAGCCAGTACGAGCGCGCGCCGCTGCGTCTCCGCGAGGTGATCGAGGACGATGACCGGCACCTCGGTCATCTTCAGCTTCCGGGCGGCCGCGAGCCGCGCGTGCCCGGCGATGATGATTCCGTCGTTGCCGACCAGGATCGGGTTGGTCCACCCGAACTCGACGATGCTGGCCGCGACCTGCGCGACCTGCTCCTCCGTATGCGTGCGCGCGTTGCGTGCATAGGGAATGAGCCGGTCCACCGGCCACTTCTCGATCTGGATATCCGTCCTCACGACGCTTTCTTCCGTGGTCCGTAGTGCGGGTTGGGGCCGTGGTGCTTGATCGCGCGCGAATCCTGCGCCTTCGGGTTGATCGCTTCATCAATCGAGACGCCACGAGCCGCGGCGATTTCCTCGAGGGATTGCCGGCTCTCCGCCAGGATCGGCATCTCGCCGGTCAGGTCCACCATTCGCCGCAGAATCACGTCGCAATAGCCGGGCGAGATTTCACACCCATATCCGGCTCGACCGAGCACAGCCGCAGCCGCCATCGTGGTGCCGGATCCCATGAACGGGTCGTAGATCACGTCGCCGCGATCGGAGAACGCCAGCAGGAAGAACTCGACCAGCGCGCGCGGAAACGGCGCCGAGTGCGATCCCTGCGAGGACTCGCTCTTTACCTCGATGACATTCGAAGGGCGCGCGACGCCCTTGTATCTGCCGTCGGCGTCCGCGGCGCCGGCCTTGCCGGCCGCATCGCCGCGCGCGCCCGTGCCGAGCAGTCCGCTACCGGATTTCGACTTCGGGTTGTTCGGTGAATAGTCGAAGCAGTCCTCCGACTCGTGGCCGACCCGCTTGGGATGAAATTTGATGGTCTGCTGGCGGCAGAAGTGGAACACAGGTTCCCATGCGTTCTTGAAACGGTTGTTCCAACCACCAGGAACGCCATTGTCGGTCTTCCGCCAGCAGAACTCGTCCACGAACCGCCAGCCCCACTGCCGGCGATGCGCGATAACCAAATCCTTCACATACAGGCTGTGCTCGCCGTCGTCGGCGTGCTCCTTGATGTTCAGGAAATAAGAGCCGTCCGGCGCCAGCACCGCCTCGATTCCGGCCGCGACCGCCTCGTACCAGCCGACGTACTCCTCCGGCGGGATTGGTTTGAAGCCGCTCGAGGAATCGTACTCGCGCTGCGTCGCGTACGGCGGCGAGGTGATGGCGACGGCCGCTTTCTTCATTTGGTTTTCCGGAACCAAACGAAGAAACAGCGCCTCCACCACTTTGGCTTCCCTGCAGTTGCCACAGATCAGGCGATGGTCCCCGATGAGCCACACGTCTCCGGGCCGGGTAACCGGGTTCGCCGGCTCCTCCGGGATCTCCTCCTCGGCTTCGGTGGCCGACGCCTGCCCGTCCTCCGCGAGCAGAGCCTCCAATTCATCATCGGAGAAGCCGACCAGCTGGATATCGAGCTCCTCGCTCGCCACGATGTCGCGCAGTTCGGCCGCGAGCGTCTTTTCATCCCACCCCGCGTTCAACGCGAGCCTGTTGTCCGCGATGATGTAGGCGCGCCGCTGAATCTCGCTGAGGTGATCCAGCACCACCACTGGCACCTCAGCGAGACCCAACTTGCGCGCGGCCAGGAGACGACCGTGGCCGGCCACGATCCCCGCGCCGGAGTCCACGAGGATCGGATTCACAAAGCCGAACTCCGCGATACTGGCGGCGATCTGCGCGACCTGCTCGTCGGAATGCGTGCGCGCGTTCTTCGCGTACGGCACGAGGCGTTCGGTCGGCCAGATTTCGATGCGCCGCGCCATCGCGGGCGTGATTACAAGATTTTCCATCGGGAGGAGAGCCGGAAGCCGGAGTAGAACCGGCAGGCTATTCCGACGTGAGAGCCGGACGCACCATCGCGCCGGCGATCACGGCGAGCACCGCAGCCGTCCACGCATCCTGGAGTGCGATCGGAAGACGATCCCATTCGGGCAGCGTCGTGCCGTTCGGGATCGCCCGCACGTAAGCCTCGTATGCGATCTGCGCTTTGCTCTTCATCAGGAGTCTCCTACCCGACGTTCGCCTCTGGCTCGGCCTCGAGTGGCCCGAACGCGACGCAGCCTGTGGTCGCGCTCTCTGCGACCTCGACCATATAGAGTTCCGGCAGTTGGCGAGCAATCTGCGCGAACAGCCACGGCGCCAGGAGCTCCGTGGTCGGGTTCTGGAGGCCAGGGACATCGTTCAGGACGTAGTGGTCGATCCGCGCCAGCACGGTACGCACCTTCTCGTCGATCACCGCGTAGTCCACAACCATTCCGGCCGGGTCGAGCGGGCCGCGGCACCACACGCGCAGTCGATACGTGTGCCCGTGCAGCCGGTGGCACTTATGGCCCTCCGGGACGCCCGGAAGCCAATGCGCCGCATCGAAATGGAAGTCCTTGTAGATCCGGATCATTCGAACAACTCCGCTTGTGCCGGCACACCGTTCCACAGCGGCGCGCTCTGCACTGCCTCGTAATACTCGACTAAGACGCGCGCCCGCGATTCGCGCGAGGCAGCTTTGTAAACTCCACCCCAATTCGCCAGGTTCACCTTTCTGCTAACAGTCGCCGAGTCGGCGGAAGCGAATGGCACGTACTCGACGATTTGGGGGTTGAGCATCCGCAACCCGTGGAGCTTCACGGTGGGCCTGCCGCCCTTGCAGACGACATCCATCACCTGCTGCATCCGCCCCCCCCACCGCGCGGTTCCCGGCGTCGAATAGCGGCCGGAGGATCCGAGCGCGACGCGGGGCCACTCGTGAGCCAGGCGCACCAAGCGCTCGAGCGGCTCGTGGAAGTGCCAGACCGGGACGCCGGCGAAATTGCCGAACGGCCACTCGGCCAGCAGCGCGTCGTTTGCCGCCGCGTCTCCCTCGATCACGTCGGGGATAACCGCCCAGTCGAATCCGGGGTGGAACCGCCACTCATCGACCCATGCGTAATACGCGCGCCAGTCGACCGCGATGCCTTGCTTCCACACGCTGAACGCGCCGTTGTCCATCGCGAAGGACTGCGCCACGTCCGCAGCGATTGCGATCTGCTGCGGGTCCGCGAAGGAGACGAGCGCATGACGACCCTTCCAGACCGTGAGCGCGACCTGAAATGACGAGTGCCGGCCGCCGTGGTAGTGGATCACGCCATCACCACGCCGACCGCGCGCGAAATCGATGCGAGGTCGCGCTCGATCTCCCGGAGCGCGGAGATGTGGAGGTGCGCGCAGAGCCAGCAGAGAAGCGGGGCGTTCGGAAAGGTGCGCTCATTTCTGGGAATCATGGCGTTAATCAGGGACACCGGCGCGGATTTTGTCGCGAGAATCGTGCAGGGGCGGCCCAGGACGCGCCGGAAGGCGCCCGGTGGAGCTACGAGGCCACCCGCCGCGCTCGACGCGCCAGGGGGCGCCAGAACGCGCCCGGCCGCCAACTCATTTCGCATCTGCCGCTAGCGATATCGTGGCGTCGCGCTACGCGCCGCCGATCCTCGCCCGAAAGTACCTAAGCGTTTTCAATATGCGGAAATCTCATGGTTTGGACCATGCCGTGCACCGACAATCGACGGTCCAGTTCGCCATCCCGAAGTGGACCGCACCGTGCCTCACACCGCCGCCCCGTTGCTCACCAGGCAATCCAGCAGCACGCGGATGAAGATCGGCCGCAGGCTCTCGGGCGCCAGATGATACTCGATGCTCTGGTCGCGCCGGCACACGTGGCCGGCGAGAGGCTTCAACGCCCAAGGCGTGTGGCCGTCATCGAGGCGATGCCTGAACGAGTACGCCTTGCCCATGTGATCGCGGATAGTGGTCGGCTTCGGCTCGCACGAACGCCGACGCATGATGGCGCGCGCGATCTTGCCCTTCTTGTGGCGCACGACCTGCGCCAGCCCTTCGCGTTCCAGTTGAAGCACGCGCCGTTCGGGCACGAAGCCCTGAAACGACTGGTCGTACGAGTAGAGAGGAATCGTCACGTTCTGCTCGGTGGTGTGCTGCTCTGCTTGGGATTTTGATCATCGCCTCGCGGATACACGTCCACCTACGGCGATGCGGGATCGAGTTTTTATTTCGAGGTGTCCCGGCACCTCGTATGGGAGATCTTTACGATTGTCCGGCCGAAACAGATCGAAACGCAATTGATTTATTTCGCTTGTTTTCAATGGGAAAGGTGATGCTCAAAGTGAATAGCGCGTGGTGCGACGAGCACCGCGCGGTCCGGGCCGCACACCTGGTCTGCCTTTCACGTCCTGTAGAATGGAGACCGTGGCTAACTCGAAACCGTACCTTCTGTTCAGGGATCGGCGAGATGCGGAACTCCACTTCTACCAGGGTTATGACCCCGCGTTTCTTTTCCGAAAAGCTGAACTGATGTACCTCGCGTATTCGCAGCAGGAGCAGTACAAGCATTTCGTGGAAGCTATTGGAGGGCAGACGAAGGAACTGGATGATGCCTATTTTAGTGGGCTCGTGGCAGAGCTGCACTGCGCCATGTTCCATCAGTTCGAGTGCCTCTTCGCGTTGATGTTGGCATCGTTTCAACCGCTGCCGCACTGGCTGTATCTGACTTGTTACAGAACCGCTGAAATCAAATCTCGTATAAGTTCTTTCGCATCGGGGGACATTGCCGCGGCAAGTGACGAGAACTGCAAGACCCAGGAGGAGTTTATTGCGCGCTCCGTGTACACCGGGGCGGATCCGCCGCCGGACAGCGCCGAATGGACGTCGTCCCTCTCTGACCTACACTGGTTCACGTTGCACATGGCTAAGCGATATCTCGATAGCCCTGAATACAACGCCTATAAGCATGGGCTGCGGCTGATTCCCGGGCCAGCCCGAGTTCTGGTGGGTCGTGACCCCGGCAACTTGCACCAGTTCGCGTCCATGGATCATTCCTTGACCTTTCTCGTGACCAAACAAACTGCGGACGGCACGGCTGTCAACGTGATCACGAAGGAGATTAATCCACAAGAGGCAGTTCACGCTATGTACTCGATGTCGTCTATCGCGGACGTAATCAAGAGCGTTAGACTTTCGGGGCTGAACCGGGAGCGAATTCAATTACCTGTGTTCGCCTGCGATAGAAGCGTATTCCTGCGGTTGCGCCCTGTTGGGAAGTTCACGTTTCCATTCTGAGCGGGTCCCGATTGCCTGTGGCTCAATGATTGCGGTCTGCACGGCGGCCCCGCCGTCGTCGGTTGAGGAACGCGCCGGGCCGTGCAGTACTCGCGGACCGACCGATGGCCGGAGGATATGGTACTTCGAGGGCGAAAACCGAATTTTTCTTATATATATATATAGGCGTCCTTTTTTTCTGTCCTCTCCTCATCGAATGAGGTGAGGATAGAAGCGCACGCTATCCTGTGCATACCATCCCGCCAGAATGACGCCGTCACACCCCCTCTTGATTTGGCACTTCACGTGCCCTCGCGCGGATTGCACAGCGTTCAAAAAACCTGTCCTAACTTCATCTCGTGAGGAGAGGACAAATTTTTACCCTCCCTATATATATAAGAAAAATTCGAATTTCGGCCTATTGTGCGACCATTAGGTTGAGAGAAGCGTTGTGAAGATCATCATCATCGGCGTTCCTGTGAACGGTGCGGAGTTCCTGGACCTCGCCTCACGATCCAAAGCAGCCGGCGCGACGATCCCGGCCTACGTGCGATCCCAGTGTGGACTCAGCCTGTCGCCAGTTCGCAGCCAGGAGGCGGCGGGCCGGACCAGCACGATCCGCCCGGTGACGCGCGCGCTCGAGCGCAGGAACGTGAACGTCCGGCTTACCGAAGAGGAGCACGCCGCTCTCAAGGAGCAGACGGCCGCGGCCGGTGTTTGGAGCATCGCGCAGTACATCCGGACCAGGTGTGGACTCCAGGTCCGCTCGTCCTCCCAACCGAACACGCCCGAGCGCGACCGCGAGGAGGACGACGCGGTCGAGCGGCTCGAGCGTCTGGGCCTGAACGTGGACGAGTATATGGAGTATTAGGCGGAGAGCCGTTCGGCTGGCCCGGTCCGGTGCGCGCGAAAACGCCGGTGCAGATCGCGGCAATATGCGAGCGACCATTCCGGATCGACCTTATCGGCGAGCGCGGCAACGGCGCGCCGCGCGAGCCCATCGCGGTCGTCAGCTTCGATGAGCGCGTGGCAATCCTCGCACGCGATCCAATCGCCGATCGAGTGCGAGCCCATCAGGTCGATGAACGACGCCGCAGGATAAGACCACGCCGGCGCCGGCGACGAACAAAAATCACACAGCATCGTGGCATCCGGCTTTGCCTCTCGCGCCGGACGTGTGAAGGCCGCCGCATTTCGGCTGATGTCCTTCAAGATGAGCGGGAACAGGCATCCCGCAAAACTCCACGCATCCACGTCCCCGCGAAAAACCATGGCCAGATCCGTGTAGCCGTGGTCCTGTGCGATCTGCGCGAGAGCCGCCCGGTATGCCGGCGACGGGATGCCTTTGCCGCGCTCCCACCACGAAATGCTGTCCCGGTTGGGCGTGGCGTGGCGCCGGATGCGCGCCAATTCTCCGGCGAGCGTCTCTTGGCCAACGTCCATGCGGACGCGCAGTTCAACGACCGCGCTGCGTATCCCCATTCGCTTCAATTCATCCTTCACGTTGCTGCCTTTCCTGATAAGACTGCCGCTATCCGCGAGTGCCGATTCCGGCTCCATTCGGCGGCACCTTCCTCCACGTGGCTTGCTTTCGGCCGAAGTGCTCTGCCACCCGGATGAGCTCTCCACGCTCGTGGAGCGAGATCATGGCCTGCGCGATCGAGGAGCGGACGCGCGTGCGTTCTTCGCGGTCGATCACCGCGCCGTTCGTCATTAGGTCCAGAACGTCGTTGACGGTGAACGTGTCCTCGAACGTCTGCGTCGCCGCGTGCACCAGTTGCCGGGTGACCTGCACGCGCTCGGTGATTTGCTGGGGCGGCTCCGGAGCGCGCTGCGGCTCTGGCTCTGGTACCGGTAGCGGCTCAACTATCGGCAGCAGCGCGAGCAGGACATCCTCGGTCATGGGGTCATCGCTGAATGGAAGCAGCGCCCGGAGCATCTGCGCCCTGCGCTCCATCCGCTGTGCCGCTGCAAGCAGTACCTCCTGTTCGGCTTCCGTCGCGGCGACGGCGGTTTCGATGCGTTCCTTGAGCGCGCCTTCCTTCGGCGGCTCTGGCACGGGCGCGTCATAAGCCTCCGCTGCGATCGCGCTCGCTTCTGTTGTCGGCATTACTGGCTCTCCTTTGACCTCGGCCTGGCGCACAATGCCGAGCGCCCGCCGGAGGTCGCTCAAGTTGTTCTTCGCGGCCCGGTCCGGGTCGCTCGATGTTTTGGCCTTGACGAAATTGTGGCCATTGGGGAGCCGGTAAACGAGATGGTTTTTCTGACGGACGAGGACTGCCCCGTGCTCGTCGAGCAGCCGCTCGATTTCCTGTTCGGCGTTCACCGTTTCGTCCTTTCTGGGCTGCACCGCAGCCCTGGTCAGCGGGGAAAGTTTCGCCGGTGGGAGATCGATCAAGAGCGCATGAGGGAGAACGTGAGTGGAACCGCGATCCCGCTATTGCTTTTTACCCATGGACTCACATCGTGTAAAATATATCTAAGCGATGGGGACATCCATGAAAATCGATTATGGCCCCATGGCGGCTGTTTCGTCAAGTTGAAAAGGAACAATCATGGCGGAGAACGTCCGCAGAATCAATCTGCGATTCAGTCCTGAATATTTTGATAAGCTCGATGAGAAGCGCTTTCGGTCGCGACTGAGCTTTCAGCAGTTGGGGCTACGGTTATTCGACAACTGGCTGACCGGCGACGACCTCGTGCCGTTGCACGGAGTGATCCGCAAGCCGGCGCCCCCGCTACTCGAGAAAATCGCGATGCTTGAGGCAAGCGGCGACAAGGGTGCGCTCGCGTTAGCCCAGAAGGCGATCGATATTTCGTTTTCGGTTCTGCAGCAGTCCAGAACCCCGGAAGAACTTGCTCATCTCAAAGCTGTCGCTTACGGCGAAGCGCAGCCCGCTCCCCCTCCCCCGCCAGTCGAACCGCAGACACGCCGCGGAAGGCCCCGCAAAACAGCGTGACCGGCTTGGGCGGCGGGGGGCGGCCGGACCCG